TCAGATAGAGCCACAGTCTGTATCCCCGCACTATCTGCAATCCAGTCCTCAAACCGAGTCTTGTTATTGTGAGGAGGCAGGGCCTCAACGAGGTCACTGCCTCGCCCACCCCGCATGATGATCTGCATGGCATCATTCTCCAGCCCTGTGGTGTAGCTAGAGTTAACCCGTGCTTTGGGGTCCTGAAGGAACTTGCGATCAGCGGGGTCAATCTTCTCTTGTGGATCCCAGGGCTTTTTCTCACCCTTCTTTCTAACGACAGGTGGATCCCACGGTTTTCTCTCGGCCATTAGCTTGCCTGGCCTTCACGCACAATCCTCCGCAGGGCAAGTAGGGCCATCTGCCGAACCTGGGGCGTCTTGGCATTGAGGGCCATATCTTGAAGTACCTGCATAGTGGGGATAGGAAGGTTTTCAAACGACTGAGTTGGACCAGCTCCAGGACCCACACTCAAACCAGCCGTAATTGGCAAATCGGAACTAAACCCCTCAGCACCCGCCAGGGCACTTTCGGGATCACCAAAGGGATCTTGAGGGCTAATCGCTGGCGTGACGGGGGGCATCGGTTCTCCCCCTCCACCCATTATTGACTCGATGCCTGCTTCGAGTTTCTGACGATCCCCAGATTCTGTTGACCCAGGTGCAATGGCCTTTTTGACGGTATCTGCACTTGCCATCTAACTCACCTGTCTCGGGCTATCGGGACCAAGAATGGAAGGAAGACCAGGAAGGGCAAACCCTGACAGGCCCTCCGCATTACCAGGCACTCCACCACGGGCCAAGCTCTCAGCAGCAGCCGGTACTTCTAGTCCTTGAGGGCCACCGGGTCCAGCCGGGCCTCCAGGAGGACCAGCACCAGGCTGAGACTGACCAAGGACTTCCAGCAACTCTTCCAGTTTCTCTTCCAATGAAGTTGACGGATCACGAAGGATCTTGAGGAATTCCAGAGCTGGGCCGGGCTGACCCTGCTCAGCCATTGCAAGGAGACCTGCAAGTAGCGCATCCATTGTGGACTCCTTGGCTCGCTGGATTTCCTGTTCCTCGGGATCTTCCAAGAAGTCGAGTTCCTCTCGGGCCCGAGCCCTGGAAACAAGCCCTGTTGACAAATGCATCTGCATCCGAATCTCCCGGTTGGCTGGATCGGATCCAGCTCCAAGGCCGTAGGACACTACAACCTCATAGTTCCCAGCGATATCCCGACTAGGTACAAAGCTCTCAGGATTCTTCCGATCCCGAGCATCACCGTAAATGGTCTTTTTGCCCTCGCAGTAGATTTCGTCCATGTGCAAGGCAAGTCCATCTAGGACAGCCAGGCCCCACTCAAACTGACGGTGAATCAAAGCAAGCGCTGAGTTGAGTGCTCCCTGTGATGCACCGATGCCACGGGCTGAGACGATTGAAGCACCTGGCTCCCCTGAGAGCTGTTGGGGGTAGAGTGCCTGTGACCGAGCATTCTCTTCCAATCGTGCAATGAGATCCTTGACATCAAACATGTTTTTTGGTGCAAGTATCTCGATCTTCGAGTCGGCAGACCGATACTCCATAACGGCACCCGGACCAAACTTCTTGAGCCCCTCAACCTCATACCCAGCAATGGCCGGATAGACCTCTTCCTCAGTCCGCTCAATGGTCAAAGCCATAAGATGATGCATAGTCCGCAGGATATGAATGACCTGATCGAACTGACCCCGACGCTCGCCATCAAAAGTGGGACGGGCTATCTCTACCGCCGGAATTCGTCCAAGCTTGTTCTCTTCATTTGTGATGACAAAGGCCGAGTTCCTCGCACGACCATCCTTAGAAATGTCAGCCAAGATATGGCGGAACCGATCCGGCGTGTACCAGAACCACTCTTCCACATCAGCATCCTTAGAGAACTTGCCTTTGAGTTGCGGGTACTCTCGCTCAAGGTCATAGATAACCCGACGCCGAGCAACGAGCAATTCTGTGATGTTGCCACGGGTATCCTTGACGGGAAAGGTGTGACGAGGATCAAACCGCATGTAGTAGGGATCTCGCTTGGCGGGATCTTGCTCCTCGAAGTTGACCCAGACCCCCATAATGGCAGCTCCAGATCCAGCATAGTCTTGCCAGGCGTTAGCCAACAGGACCGGGTAGTTCGATTGCTCTCTCAGCTCTCGAACCCGACGCTCTCGTTTTGACGCACCACGCTCTCCTTCAGGACCCTTATCCACATGAGGGACAGGGATCTTGACAGAGGGGACAGTTGACCCCCCAATCGTACCGATATGGGTGATCCCCAGCTCCACGATGTTAGCCACAGTAGGAGCCAGGGGTTCCCTGGTTAGGTCTGGCCAGACTCTATACCACTCACCATTCGCTACTTGAACAACCCGATTGACCCGCTCATGCCAACTTCGATGAGCTTCCACCAAGAAGTCACGACGGGACCAAAGACTTTGCATAGGAGTTCCCGCCACAGTCGGGAAGGACTGATCGACGGCCCCTGGATTAAGACCAGGCTGACCCGATTTGGTCTGTGCAGATGCTAGATCTTCAATACTTGGCATTATCCTGGGTCCTCCGCTGTGCGAACCTGAAACTCTTTGGTTTCAGAATTGTCAAGCAAATAGAGCATTACGTCTTCAGGACTTCTCTGCATATCCGCCACTTCTGTCAGTGCGGCCAAAAGAACAGCGGGAGTCATGACAATGAGTTTGAGGTTTGGTAAAGAATCAAGGTTAGCCATACTGTCAGTGTAACCTATTTTGGCGTGGTCTGCCACGAAGTCTCCTTGCTAGTCGTGGTGGAAGCTGACGACCTTCGATCACTTCCTCTGGATCAGGTGCCTTTACATGCAAAAACCGAACTTCACCCTCACAGAACCATATCGCCATCACTGCATCCTGGACCTCTGAGTAAGGAAATGCCTGCATATCCTCCAGAAGTGGTTGAAGTGCATTTCGGTCTTCTGGACGCAACGATGGAAATGCATAGAGTCCCGATGACATCAATGGTGCTATGGCAGCAACGCCATAGTTATCATCCCATTTGGACCCTCTCCTATGACCTCCTCCAACTGTGGAGTGAGGCTGAAGGAGAGTGCCATATGCCTTTGCCACAGACTTGAATGCCTCATCCCCCATCAGGGTCGGAGCATAGTTGATCTCAATGACTGTTCGCTGAGGACGGTACTTCTCCCACATCGGGTAGATCAGCCGCTTGCGAAGCCCATCAGTTCCAAGGTTGTCTAGCACTAGAAGATCAACCACCGTGCGGACCCGAGTACGGGTGTTGTAGGCCAACATCACCGCAGCGGCCCGACCTGTGAGTGCCGGGTCAATCCCTAGAATGAGGATCTCTTCTGGCATGACCTGGCCAATCTTCCTGTCCTCACCAAGTTTCATTGCAGGGGCAATATGACGATCCATTGTGAAAATTGCCTCAACCTCCTGCACTTCCTCCTGTTGGTAAGCCAGCCGCCAGTTCATGAGGGAGACAGAAGAGATCTCATCCCGAATGTCACGGAGACCTTTCTGGTATCTCTCTACTTGGTTGAACTCATCCCAAATCATTTCCCCATCAAGAGGCCAGTAGGATGGCCATGAGCTGACTTCTTGCCCCTTGTCTGTGGTCGTAATAGCAGGAATGCGTACTAGCCGGAAGTGAGGATCATCCTCCCATGCTTTCTTCCAAATCTGATAGTTGTCATAGGGATGGACACGGGTCCCACAAACGATGATCTGCCCACGGTGAGCACGAGAAGCCGCTTCCTGGAGGAACCACGAGTTGATCCCATCACGACGTTTCTCTGTAAGCTGATTATCTAGAGTCAGAGAGTCATCCATGATGAGTAGGTCAATCCGGGCTCCATAGATCTGTGTACCAACACCGAGTGCCTGGATAGTTGGATCTCGTTCACCAGACTTTCGCTGTCGAATGGTGATCTGGGTTTGATCCCAACGATGAGAACCACGAGCCGGTTCAAAGCCTTTGAAGTCACGAATCAGATTCCGTTTGGTATGCTCATACAGGTGCTCCTCTGTGAGATACCTCTTGATCCGATGTAGAATGTCTTGAGCCTTGGACTGACTCTTAGAGACAATAGCAATCCGAATATCTGGGTTGCGACACATCCGATAGATGACATACCCCAACGAGACATGAGTGCTTTTGCCTGACTCAGGGAACCCCAGCACCATCGTCCGGTTCATCTGTGGATCCTCCAATGCATCCACAATCATCTGTTGATGCTCGAAGACCTCTAGACCTAGATACTCCAAAGCAAACTGGCTGTAGGACATCGGGGTCAAGTCTGGGTAGTCCCGGAATGTCACATCCTCGCCCGAGCGGATAGCTCGCATCTGCTTAGCCCACTCAGGATCACGGACAGAGTTGGTTTCCCACCAGCGCCGGGTGACTCCCAGCCGCTTACAGGCTTCAGACATGTTCAGTCCATGACGAAGTAGCTCCTCAAAAGCAGCCATTGCCCACGCACGCCACGAAGAAGTACCCTTCTTGTTAGGTGGGGGCGGCAGGTAGATCTCGACCTCTCGCTCCTTGATATGGATAGCTCGAACAGGAGCACGCTCCTCAGTCTTGAGTCTCTCCTGCTCAGTTTCCCGAAGTGCTTCTTTCTCCTCTTGAGAGACGGATGGTCTACCTCTCTTAGCCACTGATCTCTCGTTGTCGGTCCACGTTGGGCAATGTGCCCCCTCGCTTCAGTGTCTCCCGACCTCGGAGAATCTGCTCATAGACCAGCCCATAGCCTGAGATGTCTACCAGATTGTCTCGCTGTGGGCGGAATGACTCACGAGCCAGCTTCACACCAATCATGCAGAGAGCAACCTCTTCCTCGGTAACATCTATACCCAGGATGCCACTCCATATCTGAGCAGTTCGATGCATGTTGTGAATAGGGTGGCCATACATCTGCTGACGGGATCCCCCGCCTGCAATCTCTAGGGCCTCTTCCAGTGTGGTGGTGTAGTCTTCCTCAACTAGTTCCTCACCCTCTAGCCGAAAGATAGGTAGCCCGATCTCACGGGCCACAGCAACCTCAAGTCGAGATCCTCGGGACATCTCCCAACCATCAAGAACCACTACTCCATCTGCTGACAGAACCCAATCGATATCTCGGCGCATGAACTGTTCTCGGGTAGATGTACCCTCCCCTTCAGAATCCAGGTCGCCGTCCTGAGCGGGTGATACCACGTTGTAGCCCATTTCTTCAAGGACTCTCTCAGCAACATCAAAAGCCACGAAGTTGTGACCATCATATCCGGTCATAGGGCCTGACACATAGAGCAGTGGCATTGCTTCTGGAACATCTTGCTTGAAGATGTTCATTTCTTCAACTGCAAACTCAGGCCCGCTGAACAGGTCTTCAGTGTAGGAAGGTGACTTAGGCTCCTCGGGTCCGGGTCTGCCTACCAGAGCAGCATGTATGTCATTCGGGTAGTGCGGGTGGGGAGTCATTTCAGCTTCATGCTCCTCAATCAACTCGGCTATGTCACTCGGCATTACCTTAGTCCCTATCGGTTGGAAGAACTCGATTCTCTCTTTCACCATTTTCTGTCTCCTCTATTAGGTCGCCAATTGCTACTTCAAGTCTAATCCAAACCTTCCCCAACAGCCTGACCAGCTTGTGCATCTTCTTCAGCTTTCTCATGCTCATGGTGCTGCCATAATCCCTGAGCTGATAAGGGACTGGAGCCCTTGCTCAACTATGACTAGAACCACGATGATTGCCAATGCTATCCAGAAGTCTCGTTTTCTCATAGTACTCAGTACAACCTTACTAGGTCTCCGTCTATTCCGACGCTTTGCGTCGCCCGCTATTGCCACAGGTTAGAGTTCGTCCAGCTCCTCAGTAGGCTCGGACACTTCGGGCTCCCATGATTCATTGCGGAACAATCCATCAGAAGTCTCATACCAGCGGTTCTCAGTTAGAGCCTGGCGTATCGCTAGCTCGCCATAGTCACTCCCAATCTTCCCACCAGAATCTCGGAATCTCTTATACAACTCACGACGACTGATTCCATCGATTGTGACCTTCTCCTCAAAGTTGGCAATGATGAGGGACCAGTCCTTCTCTCCAGTAGCCGTGCTCGTCAGCGGCGGATTCACAATGATCCGCAACTCATCTTCACCAAATGTCTCGAAGATGACTGATGCCGCTAGCCTGTCAGACCCCCTACCTGTCTTCACCGAGACCTTCCGCACATGGCCGGGCCGATCCTTTTTGATGTATAGCTCAATCCTGCCGGGCTCAGTCTCCCCTCTAGCAAATGGCACCTGACGGTGAACCTTGATGGAAGCTCCATCCAGCCGGGACAGCTTAGCCTGTGATCCACCCTGACGGCTCTTGTCAGAATGCGTCATGTGGTCAATCACAATCACACCAGCCCGAGACTCCAGGAAAGTCATCGGATCAAAGAGCATTGACGCCGCCTTCCTCACATCATCCGGCCGGTAAGGATCAAAACCATGAAGCTGGAGCATCTCATCAAATGAGTCAAAGACCACCAGAGTAGGAGCCAGCTCCTCAAGCAGCGGAAGCAAGTTCTCCATCACTACATCATTCATCGGTACTTCGACACGGGAGTAGTAGAACAACTTGAGGTCTTCATTAGTGGCCCCGAGGCTACGAAGCCTTTCCAGCATTGCATCAGCGTGATCCTCGAAGTCGAAGAACACTACATTCTCCCCCTGCCGGACTTCTTCCAGTGCTGCTTGGAGAGCTAGCCAGGTTTTCCCCGACTCCGAGTCTCCAAACAGAACGTTGACTTTGCCCCGATAGAGAAGTGACTCATCATCGGTTCTCGGGAGGAGAGCCGGTGGCGGGGGTGGGGGTGTCTCTCGGATCTCCCAAAGAGACTGGAGGAGGAACAGTGCCTCTGTGTCACTCATGCTCGGAGATGCTCAGAAAGCCGCATCTGGTAGAACTGAGCCATCTGAATGTGGGCCTGTGCTACCGCTGCTGCGGACTGAGCCTCTGCCCAATGCCCCGAGGCATAGTGCTGCTCTGCCCGGTAGGTGTACTCCTGTGCATACACCATCCTATTGGATATCTGTATCTCAATCCGATCCAGGTCGTCCCTGTTTGGATCCTCACTAGAGAATCCGTCAATGCTTCGGCCTGGGGGTACGTCCATTGTGGCTATGCCCAATGGGTGTTTGGAATCATGGTCACTCATTCTCGTCTCCTTGCTCTCGTTGATCTCAGTATAGCACCCGTTCTGACTACTAGACGAGTTTCTTTGTGTGGCCCTTTTTCTCTAGGTGCTCCGCAGTGCTCCGCAATGGTGCGGAGCACCCTTTCCCCAGGTACTACCGGCATTTATAGCGGTGCTCCGCCTGCTCCCCCCCCCTATGGGGGGGAGCGAGGAGCGCCTCGTGCCCATCCCGGAGCAGTGGGGTATCAATTGAGGAGAGAGAA